TGGATGTGGCGGATTTTTCCAAGATCCTTGTGCGCGGCTTGCCAACCCAGTTTACAGAACTCGTTGTCGGTGCTACCTGTGAGCAACACGGCATCGCGGTCTTCAAAGTCCTGGAACAGCTTGTCGTAGGCCACGATCTCAGTGGGACACACGAAAGTGAAATCCTTGGGGTAAAACACGATGACTTTCCACTTGCCTGAGAAGCTCTTCTCTGTGATATTAAAAAACTTGTCGGATCCAGGATTCACACCTGTGACCACGAATGATTCAATTTTTTCACCTACTGTTTTCATTGATTTTTCCTTTTGTTAAAGTAAAGACAACATCACCAATCTAAATTAGATTGGTCGATGATTTTTATTGCACTGCATGAATTGTACAGATATTTATAATAGAAATCAACTATTTTTTAGTGATTTTTCATTGTATTTTTCTATGGGTTTCATAGGCACAGCAAATGATCAACGATTGGCATGGTGACCATCTAACCGGTGGGAACCTACAATGTTCGCTATATTTCGTCCGGCTCTGCAATCAAATTTAATCAAATATTCCCAGGCTCTGGTACCTATCTTCACGATCGCATATCACTGTGACTATTACAGAATTATTTTTTAGTGACAACTTCATCGAAGCCAATACATTTGCGCCAGATGTAAATCCTGATTTAATGCTTTCTATTTTGTATAATTTTTTGGCTGTTATTTTAGAATCCGTTAATGAAATATCAATAACTTCATCAATGATTGCGTTTCTTCCTATCACTGGTTCATAGCCCGGGGGCCACCTTGCCATTCCAGGTATTACTTGGCTTTCTTCGTCAGGTCGAACACCGACAATTTTTATCTCAGGATTCATTTCTTTAAGGAATTTGCTCACCCCTGTAATGGTACCCATAGTCCCCATACAGGATACAAAGTGTGTGATTTTTCCGCTGGTATTTTTCCAAATCTCAGGTCCGGTGGTTAGATAATGATATTTCCAATTGTCATCGTTGGAAAACTGATCTAACATTTTTCCTTGACCTTGCAGGAAGAGGCTTTGTGCATGGTCTCTCACTGCGGCTTGATCCCCATTGACTATTATCAACTCTGCGCCATATGACTTCAGTATTTTTTTTATATTTTCATTGACAAGACTGGAAATCACTAGAATACATCTATACCCTTTTTCTTTACACATCATGGCCAAACTAATACCGGTGTTTCCACTGGTGGGCTCTAGTATTGTGTCCCCGGGTGTTAAATCTCCTCGAGATTCTGCTGCGGTTACCATCCCAAAAACAGCACGATCTTTGACCGATCCACTGGGGTTTTCATTTTCCATTTTAACCAGCAGCTGGATATTTTTCGTTTTATAATCTTCGGGTATTATACGTTTTAAAGTTCTTAAGGTAGTATTACCAACAATCATTTGAATATCGACGACCAAATTTTTAGTTTATCAATTTTTTTCTGCTTGGCTCGTAATAGCATGTCATTGTCAATGACCCCACGAGTGACTAATATGTCGATCATGGCCAGCACATCTCCAATCTCTTGCTCAAGCATTTCTTTGTGCTCTATATCGGTTTTGTAATGCCTTGACTCCAGGCCGAACCTGCGGCACTTGCTGATCTCAACAATGACCTCTGCACATTCTTCCTGAAGTATGTCGAGTACCTCTTGTGTTTTATCGTCCATGTATGGTGTGCCGTACCGAATCCCAAAAAACCATCTTATCATCAATGGATTTGTGAGCAGCTTCTTGCGCTTCTTGATACTTGACTGGGTCGCCATCGCAGAAAATTTCCACCAATTCCATGGATGCTGGTCCATGGTCATCGGTATCGACTTCAATGTGTCGACGCAGCCATGCATAAAATTTAGGTGCCTGTTGTTCAGTGATGCCTAGTTGTTTGACCATGTTCATGTACATTCCGGGAATCACAGTCTCCCGACCAAATGCAAAAGCAGCGGCGGCCACATGTGGTTTTCCAGATCCAATAAATCCAAATGTGCTCTGCATGAATGCCTGGCTAGCAGCGGGTGTCACAGTCATGGCTTCAAACAATCCCACATCAGGTACACGCTTTACAAATTCCAGGGCTCGGCTGGGATCAGCACCTACTTCCTGCATGGCCTCGAGATAGAGATCAAAGTGACTGACATATCTTCCATCAAAGCTGTCGCTTTCTTCAGCTACCATTATGGAATTGATCAGCCTCGCGGCACCATTGCGGGTGTGCCGAGTAGGAATCCAAGGTACCGTGCTAGGAGCGATATGATTTTGCAGGCATTTGACCAGGCTCATAAAATCCCAGACGCAATAGACATGATGTTCCATGAATGTAGCCAGCTGAGTTTTATCTGTCATGACATCTGTGGTCAAGAGAGGATGATTCTCTAGTCGACTCTGATGCTCGCGGATGGCGATTAAATCAACGGCCATAATTTAATCCTGACTGTCTTCCGTGGACTTGCGCTCTCGCCTGGGTTGTATGGCAGCGGCCAATTCACCTTCGATAAAGGCTCGTTTGATGGCAGATCGGTTGGGATGATTCCAGAGCCCTGCTATTAATGTCTTAACCGACCGAGACATCTTGTAATTTTTTGTGGGAGTTAACATGATATTGATTCCTTTGATAGTAGATAAAAAACTTAATGCATAAAACCAGAAAAATTTACCGTACACAAATCTCGCAGGCCACCATTGACTGTGACATGCGGTACCTGGTCATCCCAGATCATACCTTCACCAATCTCCCAACCGGCGCTGGCATACAATGTGCCGTTGACTTCGTATTGAGTCATCTGCCCCATATCAAATAGAGTGGCATAAACTACCGCTCGAACCATGAGTCCAGTTTCATTGGGAAATTCTGTGCGCAACTTATAAAAGGTATCGCTGTGTGTGGGTATCACTGATCCCGGGGGTATCACTATGCTGGATATGGTCTTGACATCGAACCCCAAGTCTTGGCTGATTGTGTTGAGGTTGAATTCTTCCACGTTCCACCACAATTGATGTATGCGTGTGTTTTCCAAACAATAGGTCTTGGGGAAATTTAGATCTTCACGATACATTTTGGTAGCGATAGAACTGACTTCGTTGGTGCGATGGTCAGCTTCAGCAAATTTTGATAAATCAAAATTCACCTTTATATTTTTTAACATTTCAGTGTTTTCCTAATAACTTGAGATTCAATACAAAATTTTCTACAGTGAGTTTGACTATCATCGACATCAGGACAGTATCTCGATCTTGGTAGTTGATGTTTTCAAACATTTCAACGAGATTGAGTGCTATCAGACGATAGGCTTCATCTTCGTCAACGGCCAGCATGCCCCAATCTATGGGATCTTCGGTTTCGACTTCGCGTGAGATTTCGATCAATTGATCGACAGAGACCTTCATCTATCGTCGCTCGCGACCAATTCCCTTGTCTGAAGTTTTAGTAGATTTTGTTTTAGGTGTTATGTCTACACGTTTACCAGTGACCACTGACGGGGCTGCCACCGGTTCTGCAGGTGCTGCTGTTCCAGGTTCGGAACTTGCGCCGCCACCTTGGGGTAAAAGACTGACCTTAGGCATGGCTTCGGATTCTGGTGCATAGATATATGTGGTGTCAACTTTGATCAGTCCTTTCATGCTAGAATAATCACGGAAGTACTGAGCTGATTCACTGCGAACATCCATCAACAAGATACCATCAAAATTTGAATAGGCCTTGTAGTTTTCATATCCAACATTGAGTATAGCTTCACGGATATCATCGGCTGATCCGGAAATCAGCGCCTGTTGGTATTCAGTGTTGTCAGTATGGTTAAAAAGACCGTCAGCGATGTCTTTGGCAGTCGTTTTTAACAACTTGGCGTCAATCAACGGACGTATGTTGTTGGCCCACAGAGCTGGACTGAGACGAGCAGGTATCGGCCCTTCGGGTTTTTTACCGGTACTTTTGGTAACAGCATCTACAATGGCTTTTTCTATGCCAGTCATATTCATGGTGGCTTTGCGAGCATTAATCCAGCGGCCGCCCGACGAAACAGTGGTCTTGACTTCAACTGCTTGATCGCCTACTTGTATGTCTCCGCCGCCAGAAGCTCGACCGCTCCAGGCGATATCGGGACTCAAGACTGCCAGGGCCACTTCTCCAGGACCAACACCTTGACTCACCAACGAAGTCGATAGAGACTTGAATAAAGCTACATTAAATCCAGGGCCAACAATGTCGGCAAAACTGTGTCCGTTGCCATCTAAGAGTTTGGCGGTATCAACGATACCGTTGGGGTAATCCTCAAGGAACTTGTTTTTTTCCTCAATGGGCGCCTTGATTTTGATCACGATTTCAGCGATCTTTTCTAAAAATCTCTTAGCATCGGCATCTTTGCTGATGACAGCTTCGATGCGTTCTTCAATGTTGCCGGCTTTGAGTGTATCAATCACTTTTTGCAATAAACGCTCGTCGTCGGTGGAACGCACCGCATCAATAGCCTGTGACTTAAGATCGGGATCTTCGAATATCTTTAATAGTTCGCGCATGATAGTATTTATTCCCAACGCTGGATATCGCTTTCCTCGCAGATATCTCCGTATTGTATTTCCACTATCTTACAGGGTTGGCTGGATAAATTTACCAATCTATGCCATTCACCGCGGGGAACATGATGGGATTGATGTTGTTTTAACACTCGAGGGGGTATGGCATACCCGTCAGGCATTCTTGCTTCAATCACCACTTCACCTTCAGCAATATGCCAGTATTCGGCACGATGTTGATGTCGTTGTAGGCTGATAGATTGTCTGGGTTCTATGGTCAATTCCTTGACTCGAGTACCCGGAACTTCGTGTAATACGCGATAGTATCCCCAGGGCCGCTGGGTCACTGGGGATTTCCAATCTTCTAACAGCCAAGAACTGGAATTCTTTTTATCATTGCCGCCTACCCCAAACACAAAGCTCAGTTGTGAGTCTTGCACAATCATTTCTGGTATATTGTCAGCGGTTCTATCGCCGCCATTGGCAAAAATCAAATGTGCATCGGGATAGTGTGCTCGTACTTGATGGATAAAAGCTGTTGCGCTGCCGTCCTCATCATCAAAGGTATAAACTTCATCAACCATCTGCAGATTATTGACGACGCAGAGCCTTTCATTCCAAGGCATAAACGCACGACCTTTTTTACGCTCAAGCCATTCGTCGCTGTTGAGGCCAACGATCAACATGTCGCCTAAAGTTCGTGCCGCTTTGAAATAGGCAATATGCCCGGAGTGTACGGGATCAAATCCGCCTGTGGCCAATACTATTTTTTTCATCATCGATATTGATAGAAATCCTTGTCCAACCAAGGATAAATGAGATCTTCTTGCCTTAAATATCCGTAGGTATTGATAGAAGTTTCTGCATTGGAATTTAACATACCGGCTTCTGCTAGATCGTAGAGAGTGGTAGTCATATGATCAAATGGTTCTCGAGTCTTGTACACCGCCGCATAAATCCATCCATTGGATCTATAAAAATAAGCATCGTTGCAGTCAAATCCCGATACGGCCAGCATATGGACCAGTCCAACTATATTGTAGTTGAAAAAACAATGACTGTAAGATCTATTCACTATCCTATTGTGGATTGTGCCCGAATACTCAGGCACAGACAGCACCAACATTCCGTTGTCATTCATTTGACGATTCCAAGTCGACAGCGTACGGATAGGAGTCATGGCATATTGAAAACTATCGTGACTCCAAAGAAGATCAATTTTAACAGGTGCCACTGCTTCTTCAAAATCTTTTTCAAGTACGACAATATTATTTGTAGACCTAACACTTTCATCTATTCTCGACGTGTCTCGATCCACAGCAAAAACACGATAGTTTCTGGGTTCAGGAGTATCGTCGCGAGTCTCAAGGGTGGCCCACCAGAGCGCATCCAATCCGGATCCGCACCCCATGTCGCAGACGGTTTCTATGCTGTCAAGAAAACTATCATATCCTTTGATCAACTCCAACACATAGAGACTGTGTTCGTGACTCTTATGACTGCTAGTGAATGGTTCCATGGTGTAGTGTTTCTATAACGATTTTCTTTTTGTATTTTTCTAATCTTGTTTCGAATTGATAACAAGTTTCTGCTAGATCAGAGGACGGTTCTTTATCAAAAGAGTACCGTCGGAGAAGTACAGCCCAATCTTCGATTTGCTCTCGTAACACTTCAAGGTCTACTGCTGAATCAAGATTTGTACGGGGGCGGCAAAACTTCACTGTTTCCCATTCTTTGAGTAGAGCCTGGCTCCAGGATACAAAGTCGGGCATCATACAGTGACATCCTCCATACCGGCTGTGCGCAGTCTTACGATATGCCCCAGCATCCATTGTTTATTTTCTAATCCCTTCATCATACCTAACCACTTGTTCCGTAGCAAGGCCACTTCGTTGATGATGGTTTCAAAATCTATGACCTCATCTTCTCCGTCCACGTATTTTTCTGCGTCTCGGCTGGTCAATGCTCGAGCATAACTCTCGAGGTACTTTTGGAAATGTCTACGTCGGATCTTCCTTAGTTGAATATTAAGAAACTCCAACACCGCTTCGATCTCTTGTAGCTGATTAAAACGATGTTCAGTGATGCCCGGCATCTCTTTGAGATTCTTTTCCACTATGCCACCAATCCTGGCATCGCCTTTGGCCAACTGTAGTTCACCTTCATAGTATGATATGAAGTCGGGTATGTTGCCTAGGTCTGCTACTATCTTATTATACCACATTTATATATCCAAATAAGGAAATAGACTTTTCCAATCTGTACCACGACGTCGATCAATTTCATTGAGATAGATTTTCATCTTATCTATCTCTTTGCGATTGAGATCAGTGACGTCTAACCTTGCCTTCATACCTTCCATGCGTTGTCTTGCTTCTCGTTGTTCAAAAGTATCCGCAGGCATGGCAGCAAAAATCCTGCGCCAGTCGTCCTGCCAAAAATCTCCACCAAATATTTCAGGATGCAGATAACTGTACCCTGTAGCGTACTGAAAATAATGACCGATATGTCTAGTGTCATTATTACTGTAAAAAGTGATTTTGTCAATGAGATCTGGCATCGTTCTCATGGTCAGAGGGGTCACTGTTTGGTTGATGTTGAGAGTGATCCATTCCTGCTCGGCTGCCCAGGCGAAGTTGCGTTCGAATAATTCCAAATCCAATCCAGATCTGGTATACTCGATTTCCGGCCCCCATGCATCTATACTGGCTGTAAAGTCAAACCTGTGTATCTTGTCCTCACAGTAAAGGCGCTCAATGTTGCTGATATGTTTTTGAAAGGCCTTTTCCGGTATACTGAAATTGGAGAAAATACCCAGCTCAAGTTCAGGATTGGGATTGCGTTCGAATATATCGACCACTCGTTCAATGAGATCATGTTGTATCAGTGTCTCACCGCCCAATAGGTGGAGGCGCCGCAGATTGTTACCATTCTTTTCCAACCAGCCATAAAATCGATCAAGATATTCGTTGTCCAATGGATTCTTGTTGACCTTGGACGGTAACCAAACACCGTCACGATAAAATTGCCCAAACCTGATATTCTCTTGCTCAATCTTGCTGCTGAGATTGGCGTTACAGTACACACAAGCAAGATTACAGGTGTTCTTGGCAAATATTTCTACAATACGTGGAGTGACATGCGTGGCCGCAGGCTCTGACCATAGCTCGGGAGGAGTCAATCCCGGTATATCCAAGTTATGTTGCCGATCGCTCCAACCGCCGGCCTGCTCGGTGTCACGACAATATTCACAACCATGGCCGGGCCATTCGCCGCGCAACATTGCTTCGCGATCTCGAATCTTTTCTGGAAGATTGTGGAAATCGTCAAATTGATCCAAGGTCATGGGCCATGGCTGTACACGATGGCAGGACGAAGAAGCACCCTGGTTTAACCATATGGTGCTCCATGTCCATTTACTCTGACAGGCTGTTGATGTTTTGATCGGAAAGAAATCCCGATCCGTGAAGATTTTAACAGGCTTGGTATTCGCCATCAATCCTCATCGTAGTCGTAGTCTTCTTCGTTTTCTTCTTCGTCTTCGTATTCGCCACCATACTCTTTCATGGCTCGCTCAAGATACGAGTCGACACCACTGAACTCTTTGAGTTCGGAATCACTGAGAAAATCTACCAAGACACTGACTATGGTGTCAGCCGCGGCCTGGCGTTCCTTAACAGGAACATATTCTTTCATGATTGAATACAATTCTGCAAGTGCGTCTGTGCTCATTTATGCTTCCTCTAGTTCTCCAGCAGGGACATCTACCACTGTGGGTTCTCCGCGATGCGGATTGGCAACAAAATCACTCATTACTCGATCAAGAATGCCTTCGTCGTTGCGTTCCCAGGCTTTGCGAAACTCTTTGATTTCCTCGCCGGCTGCTGTGACATATTTAAGCCTATTTCCATCTTTTTGCAGGAGACCTTTGCCTTCAAACAGGTCAACACAACCGCTATAGGGATTCATGCCGGTTTCATAGGGAATCTTGACCTGCACACTTTCAAACGGCTTGGCATAGCGTGTTTTCATGATCTTACAAGCGGCACGGATACCCTTGACTTCAGAGATCTTGTTGCCGTCTTCGTCCTCTTTGAGCTTGAGTTTTCTCATTGCAACCACGATAGAACTTGCGTAAATGAACCCTTGCCCGCCTGAAATTTTATCGTCAGGGTCAAACATATCCTGGCTAGCATAAGTGTGGTTAGTGGCTACTAATCCAATGTTAAGGCTACCAAACATGTTCACGCAGTTTCGCACAAGTGCGGTGAGGCTTTTGGCTTTGCGACCCAGATCACCTTTCATGTCCCCGGCTTCAAACTGGTTTACATCAGTGGGTGTCAGCATCATGCCCAGGGAGTCTAGAACAAACATGACTTTAGGACGCTGATCCTCTGATAAGGCCTTATACTCTTTGACAAACTCACTGATCATTTTGGCCACATCGTCGATCATGGCCATGTTGAGTTTAAGAAGTTTATCTTCGCTGGTATCTACTCCCAACGCATGCAACCATGCTTCGTCGAGTGCGTTCTCTGTGTCGATTAGGATCACATAGATACCTTGCTGTTGTGCGTGTCGCACCAAATTGCCAGAACAGATAAACGACTTCCCTGCGCCGCTTTCGCCGGCGAACACTGTGACTTTGCCCAACGGAACT